GCCTCCAGGGCCTCCAGCCCCGCGGCGTAGCCCGCCTGGTCCTTCACCGCCACCGCCGCCACGGCGGAGGCCCCGTTCCGCAGGGCCAGCCGGATCAGCTCCGCCATGCCCCCGTCGCCAAAGGCGGCCACCGCCTTGTCATAGCCGGTCACCGTCTGCACCTGACCCGGATCTTTGGCCCCGGCGGAAACACCCACCAGACCCACCACGCCGCCCCGGCCCGCACTCCCCGCGCCGGACGACGCCTCATAGGCCGAATAGACCCCCGGTCTCTGATGTACCGTCACATTCACTGTCTCATGCCTCCTCGCACTTCGATCTCCCGGAACGTCTCCCGTTCCTCCTCATTCCACACATAGGCGGCGCACACCGCCTGGGCCGGCTTCTTCATCCGCCCACACCGGCTGTCATACTCCGTCTCCCCGCAGGAAAACTCCCGCACCAGCAGCCCCGTGGGCCCCCGGTCCATCAGCGCCCGGGCCATCCGGTCAAAGGCGGCCTGCAAGTCCGCCTCCCCCGTCCGCCCGCCGCCATAGATGTCCAGCCCGAACACCAGCTCCGCCTTCCGGCCATACCGCTCCGTCCACTGTCCCTGCTCCGGGTCCCATTCCTCGCCCAGATAATTCTGGAACCCCGCCGGCCCCAGCGTCCCCTTTTTCAGGGTCACTGCCACCACCGGCTCCTGTCGTTCGCCCATCCCCTTCCCGGGCCACCCCGCCCGGGCGGGCACGTCCCATTCCTGCAAATAGCGGACCAGCTCCGCCCGCAGCGCCTCCAAGCTCAACTCATTCCTCCTCGTCCGCCCGCCGCAGCAGCGCCCACCAGTGGCTCCCCGCCGCCGGAGCGCTCCGGCACACCATAAACCGCTGTTCTTTCCAGACCACCCAGGTCCGTCCCGCCTCCAGCGGCACGTCCTCCGGTCCGAAGTAGAGCCACCTCTCACTGCTCCGCAGGCCATACGCCTCCTGGACCCGGTCCACGCCGCTCCGCTCCCGCACCGGCTGAAGAAAGGCCCTGACGTCTCTCCGCCCCTGCCCGTCCTCCACCCGGACCGTCTGCCCATACCGGGCCAGGATCTGCTTCCACGCCCGTTCCATCATCCCGGCGTCCCCCGAAAGGCCACCGAGTTCGCCCGCAGCCAAGGCCCCATCAGCCGCTCCGCCTGCGCCCTGCGGGACACAGCCTGTCCCCTCCGGATGGTCACCTCTCCGGCGGTGAAGGCCGTCACGCCCCCCTCGCCGCTCTCCAGCCCGTCCATAGCCAGCATGGCCGCCGCCAGAGGAAAGGCGGAGCCGCAGTCCTCCGCCCGCACCCCGTCCCGCAGCCGGGCGGACAGCACCGCCTCCGCCGCCTGGACCAGGGGGCGCAGCAGCGCCTCCCGGTCCTCCGCCGCGCCCATAGCCCAGCACAGCGCCAGGATCTCCTCCGTCATGGGCTTACACCTCCAGCACCCGGCTGGCCTGCTGGAACACCTTGGCAAAGCCGCTGATGGTGGTGATAGCCGCCCGCTCCAGCTGCCGGTCAATGAGCTTGTCATACTCCACGGTCACGTCGCTGCCCTGCACCATCTCCAACGCAAACCGCTTGTCCAGACCGATGGCCGTGCCCTTGGGCAGCACCGAGGTCCGCAGCAGCGTGGCCCCCAGAGGGGTAGTCAGCTTGCCGGTGCCCTGAAAGTTCAGCCCGGTCAAAGGATTCTGCAATTCCTTCAGCTTCAGCATCTTCACCATCACGTCGCCAGACACCAGCAGCGCGTTCATCTCATAGGGATCGAACCGGGCCCAGAAGTCCACCAGGTCGTCATAGGTCAGCACCCCCTGGCTGGCCGCCTTGTGGATGGGCGCGGCGTTGTCGTTGCCGTCGCCCAGACACAGCACCTCCACCGCGTCCGCCAGGTGCATCCGGGCAATGTGCGCGCCGATCTGCCGCAGGGTCACAGAGAACAGGTCCAGCTTCTGATACCGCACCGCCTCATAGCTGGCCACCAGCATTCGGCCCCGCTTCCGCAGCTTCACCAGGTTGCTCTGCACCTTCACCGTAGTGGCGGGGATGGCCGCACCCTCCTCCACCGTCCGCAGCTCCTTCTCGTCGCCCCCGGCCTCCGAGGTAATAGAGCGATAATCCATCCCGTCAAACCGGGTCACCGCCGCGGTGATGTGGGGCAGAATGTCCCCCTCCTCGATCCCCTGCCGGACGGACCGGGCGATGTACTCAGGGAACAGCACCGCCGAATCCGCCGTGCGGAAAAACTTCTCCACCGGGTCGCTGGCCGCCCCCTTCACCTTGATGTCAAACCGCTTCAGCTGCCGCTGAAAGGCGTCCAGCCCCTCCAGACTGGTCCCCTTATACTGCTCACTGGGGTCCTGCCGCTCCAGCACCTGACTAAAGCTGCTCCCCGCCTCCTGATACATCCCCTTCTCCAGCCGCAGTCTGTCATAAGCAAAACTCATTGTATCAATTCCTTCCTTTTCTACGTTTCGTATTGTGTTCTGGTGGTTTTGTGGTATGTTCCCCGCCCCTGCGGGGCGGGGAACACCTGTTACATAGTTTCCGCGTAGTTGTTAAATCCACCAGCAGCTCTTAAGGCTCCCCTGAAAGGGGAGCTGTCAGCGAAGCTGACTGAGCCCCCTCACAAACAAACCACCGCCCTCTCCTCCTCCGCCTGCACCACCAGCACATTCACGCCGCCGCTCTCCGCCTTCTGCACGCCGCCCTTGCCATCGGCCGCCAGACTGCACCAGCCCAGGGGAACACTGCCCGTGGTCTTCACCTCCGCAAAGCCCCTCACCTGCACCGCCGCAGCCCCGCACCGGGGGCTCCGCGCCACACCGCAGAAGTTTTCTCCCGCCGCGCAGGGCCCCACCGTACCGTTGCCGCTCACCTTCACCACCTGGCCCTCGCTGACGCCCTCCTCACTGAGGAAGCTCACCGTCACCGCGCCCATCTCCTCAAACGACACCTTGCTCATCCTTTTTCTCCTCTCATACTAAATTCAGATATTGTTTCGATGTCTCTGCCCCCCTGCGGGGGGGCAGAGACGCAGGTCTATTGGGGGTATCATTCCCGCCCCCTGCGAGGGCGGGAACATCTGTCTTTCATGTAATACGTTCCGCCCCCGTCCGATGGCGGGAAAAACAAGCTCAAATCAAAAACGCCCCGTCCTCCCCCTCTCGCTTCTGCTCCGTCTCATACCGCCACTGGGTCTTGATGGGATACCGCTCCGCCGCCTTCTGCCCATACGCCTTTTCCAGGGCCTCCAGCTCCTCTCGGGACAGCTTCTCCACCATCGCCGCCAGAACAGAACGCTCCGGGGCCGCCCCGGCCAGCAGACCAAGCCGGACCACCTCCCGCCGCAGACGGCCCAGCCACTCCCGGCCCAGCGCCGCCTGTTGCTCCAGCTCCTTCCACGCCGCGCGGCACACACCGTCCCGCTCCGCCAGCTTCTGCAAGACCTCCGCGCCCTTCACCACGCCGGCCTCCCGCTGGGCGGGCACCGCCACAAAGGAAAATTCAAAGGCGTCCTCCGCCTCCTCCAGACTGACAAAGCACAGCCGTCCGCCGTACTCCGCCCCCTTCTCGTGGCCGCAGCTCCCCTGCCGCCGGTCCGCCCCGCAGATGGAACACACCGCCCGCTTCACCGCGCAGCCCACGCTCACCTCCCGCTTGATGCCGCCCTCGATCTCCGCGATCAGGTCCCGGCTTCCCTCGGTCCGCATCATGTAGGCGTAGCCCTTCAGCCAGCAATATGCGTCTCCCGCCCGGGTCCGCCGCTCCGGCTGCCGCACCACCTCCGTCTTGTAAATGCGGGCCGCCTGGCCCCGGGCCGACCACTGGTGGTCAAAAATGCCGCTCCTGCCCACAAACAGTCCCGCCAGCTCCTCCAGGGTTTTGGCCGGGAACCGCTCCCCGTCCCGGTCCACCTCGTTGTCGCACAGGCGCACGGAAAAGGCATACACCTCCTCCGCCTCCAAGGGCCGCCGGGCCTGGGCGGAGATCAGCGCCAGATCCTCCGCCGTCAGCGCCGCTCTGGCCCCGCCCTCCGTCTCCTTCCGGATGTTCATGTCCTCTCTCCTTTCAGCCTCTCCGCCTGGTTTCGATACAGCTCCGCCCGGGCCTCCTCCACCAGGTCCTGCAAATTGATGTCCTCCCAGTCCAGCTCCACCCGCCGGTCATACCCGTGGAGGGTGAGCCACAGCTCTACGATCCGCCCGATCACCGGCTCCACGCTCCGCCGGATGGCGCTGATCTCGCTGGTAAGCAAATCGGCCTGCTGGCTGCTCATCCGCTCGGTGGAGGACCAGGACAGCCCCAGCATAAAGGGGGGAATTCCCGTCCGGGCCACCAGCTGCTCCAGAATCTGCCGCACCGGCACCTGACTGTCAAGAATGGGACTGTCCCCGCCGATGACCTTAATGTCCACGTCGCCCACGGCCACAAAGTCCCGCACCTGCCCGTTCCGTCCCGCCTGCATGGCGGAGGACCACTCCCCTGCGATCTGCCGGCACTGCTCCTGGGCAAAGGCCCCGTCCTCCGCCCCCGGCTTACACACCA